GTGGATATGCCGATGAAGGTATTATAGTTCCTGAAGTTGAATCTGATATTGAAAAAATAGGTTGGTTAATCATAAAATAATTTTGCCAAATCCTTGTTTTGTAACTGAATTGTAATCTTAGCGACCTTAAATATTTTTGTGCATTGCACATAATACAAGGAGATTACAATTGAAAAAATTCATTGCAGTTCTAACGTCTATGTTTGCTTTGAACGTAGCGGCAGCAGACATTACAGGTGCAGGTGCGACCTTTCCCTATCCAATATATTCTAAATGGGCAGAAGCTTATAAAGCAGCTACAGGAATTGGATTAAACTATCAAAGTATTGGCTCAGGTGGCGGTATCAAACAAATCAAAGCCAAGACTGTAGATTTTGGTGCTAGCGATATGCCATTAAAACAAGAAGAACTAGACAAGGAAGAACTAGTACAGTTTCCTGCTGTTATAGGAGGAGTAGTTCCTGTAGTAAATATCGAAGACATTGAAGCTGGTAAGCTAAAACTAACTGGCGACATCATTGCTAATATCTATCTTGGCAAGATTACAAAGTGGAACGATAAGTCTATCCAAGATATTAATACAGATATCAAATTGCCTGATTTGAATATAACTGTTGTACACAGAGCTGATGGATCGGGTACTAGCTTTTTATGGACCGACTGGTTAAGCAAAGTTAACGCCGAATGGAAAGAAAAAGTAGGGTCAGGTACAGCGGTAAAATGGCCTACTGGTATTGGCGGTAAAGGTAACGAAGGTGTAGCTGCAATGGTACAAAGAACTAAGGGTGCTATTGGTTATACCGAATATGCTTATGCCAAAAAGAATAAAATTGCACACGCAAGTTTAAAAAATCGTGATGGTAAATTTGTACAGCCAGACGACTTAACTTTTAAAGCTGCTGCCGATGCAGCCGATTGGTCCGGAACAAATGGTATGTCAACTATATTAACAGATCAAAAAGGCCAAAATGCTTGGCCAATCACCGGTGCTTCATTTATAATAATGCATAAGAAACAACAAGATCCTCTAGTAGGTAGAGCAGTATTGAAGTTTTTTAATTGGTCATTTAACAACGGTGCTAAGATGTCAGAGGATTTGGATTATGTTCATTTACCAAAAGCATTGCAAGATAAAGTACGTGTGGAATGGACAAAATTTAATCTAGGAGAAATTAAATGAAGTTAGTAAAATTTTTAGCAATCACGGCATTGCTAGTAACAGGCTCTGCTCAGTCACAAAGTAAAGGTTATGCCAGCGTAGAATACTATGACGAACATAATCGTGTAACAGACAAAGACAACATCAAAGGTGCTGTTGTTGCAGGTTTTAAAACACCAACTAACTGGGACTATAGCCTTAAGATGGAAAGCAGTCAAGCTGAACTAGGCAATGGTACTATCAGCACTGGTGTCGAAACACGCATTCGTAAAAGTTTTCCTAATGCTTTAGGATCTCTTACTCCATGGGTAGGTATCCGTTTAGGCCAATCAATTAAAAGTACAGAACACTTTGGATATTATGCTGCTGAAGGCGGGGTAAAGTTTCCGTTAGTTGGTGCTCTAAGTGGTGACGTTGGATATCGTTATCGTGATGCGTTTAATCACGATGCTTTTAGAACCGATCGTGTTTATGCATTAGTTAGCTATGCTGTAACTAAACAAGACAGCGTAGCAGTACGTTTTACTCGTAGTTATGGCGACGAAGAAAAAGATGCATGGCGTTTAAGTTACACTCGTAGCTTCTAACTAAATACTTGTTCAAAGTCTAAGGGCACTTTGGTGCCCTTTTTTATTCCATTATGCTAGAGTATATAGTAACCTTTTTTGCAGTATTTTTAACCGATGTATTGTATGTCAACTTAGTTAAGTCCATACAGCAGGATCTCCAATGGAGAGCAGCCTTTTGGGGAACGGTTGTAACTTTTGCTTCTAGTATTGCTATAATTAACTATACTAGCGATCATTTAGCTATTATACCTGCATTAGCCGGGGCTTTTTTTGGCACCTTTTTTGGTATGAAATTAAGGAAAAAGGAACAAGCGTAAATATATGTATGAAGCCCACCATAGCAATCTTCCTGCACCAACCTAAGTGTTCTATACAATCCGCTAACGGGATTATAAGAGCACTTAATCAGTATTATACCTTTAAAATATTTACTCGACACGAAGTAGAAGATGACTTCTTTCGAGAAGTTGATATGGTGTGTTTTCCCGGTGGTATTGGAGACAGCGACGCTTTCGAAAAGTTACTTAAAACGAACTCTCAATCTATTAGGAATTATGTAGCTGATGGTGGTAGATACTTAGGTATTTGTATGGGAGCATATTGGGCTGATACCGACTATTTAGGAATATTAAACGATGTAAGAGTAGTGCAATATATTAAGCAGCCCGGAACCTGTACACGTAGACCACATGCAAAGTATATGCCTATACAATGGCAAAGTCAAAATACTAATATGTATTTTTATGATGGATGTAGTTATGTAGGTAATAATTTTCAAACTATTGCACGATATTCAAATGGTGATCCAATGGCAATAATTCAAGATCGTATTGGATTAATTGGTTGTCACCCAGAAGCAGATAAACATTGGTATGAAGATTATTCCTGGATGGCAAAACATTGGGATGGTGGTAAACATCATTTATTACTTGAATTTGCTGACCAACTCATACGTCAATAAATTTTTTCTATTTCTCTAATAAAAAAATATTCGGCTAAAATCTATTAAAAATGCGTTGACAATAGGCCGTAAAGGCATATATAATATAATGCAATGCAACAAATTTTAATGAGGAGAAATCAATGCAAGTAAAAGGAACCAAAACTGAACTGTGTCTAAAAGAAGCATTTGCCGGCGAATCAAAAGCTAATCGTCGCTATCTATATTTTGCAAACATGGCAGATATTGCCGGTGCTACTGATGTAGCCAATATCTTCCGTCATACCGCAGAAGGCGAAACTGGTCACGCACATGGTCATATGGAGTATCTAGTAAACGGTGGAGCCGGAGATCCTGAAACTGGACTACCTGCCCGTAACATTGTTGAAGCTCTAGAAAGTGCTATCTCAGGTGAAACGCACGAGTACACAGATATGTACCCGGGCATGGCAAAGACCGCACGTGATGAAGGCTTTGATGAAATCGCTGACTGGTTTGAAACATTGGCCAAAGCCGAACGCAGCCATGCAGGTAAGTTCAAGAAAACTCTAGATGCCTACAAAGCCGAGCAAGGTATCTAATGTCCAATATAACACCACCGTAATTGATGGTGTTATAACTTTTACAAACCCTAACACCACGTTGGGGTTTGTACGTTTCAAACCTAATGGAGCTATAGAGTATATTTTTGTTCAGCCTATGTACAGAAAATTAGGATTAGCAAATAAATTGTTAAGTAAAGTTAGAGAGATCACCGGACATGATCCTGTTCCGGAACCACCTATAAGCCCGTTGGGACGAATTTTATTCAAGGAAACTGTATGTTCGAATGTTTAATAGTAGGTGACAGTATAGCCAAAGGTATAAGTCAAGCACGTACCGAATGCGTAGCTTATGTTCAAAATGGTATCAATAGCCGTGATTGGAATGATACTTATGTAAAAAAAATCCGTCCTGCTCGAACTACAATTATTAGTTTGGGTAGTAATGATTATAAAAATCTCAACACCGAAATTGAATTATTGGCTTTGCGAAGTTTTGTAAACTCAGACCGAGTATTTTGGATAGTACCTGCAATCAAGCCTGAAAAACAAGAAATTGTAAAAAATATTGCTAGAGAGTTTGGTGATACTTTTATAATTATTCCCGAACTATCTCGAGATAAAGTACATCCTACATATAAAGGGTACAAACAACTAGGATTATTAACAAAATAATCATATCGCCCCGTAAGGGGCTTTTTTATAGGAGATTGAATTGACAGAAACACACAAGAGAACAATTATAAGAGCAATAACATGGCGTATAGTAGCAACATTAGTTACCGCTGCTTATACAGGTATCAGTGGTGCTATAATAATCAATGTATGGATGACGCTAGCACATTACATACATGAAAGATTATGGTTAAAACTAAAATGGGGTACAGGTGCTAATGAATCTGCGTAGTACAAAATCATGATGCTATGGATACAAAATGCTCAAAATTTGCCTTATAATTTAGATACATACATTAGACAAGTATGTCATTTAACCTAGGAGAATCATAATGAATTGGACTACACCATCAGCACAAGATATGCGTTTCGGCTTCGAAATTACTATGTATATCGCTAATCGTTAATTATTTGTTAATTAACAAAACAGCAACAAATTTTGGTTAAAATAATTTAAAAACTTTCTAGACTAGAAAGATAAATAAAGTTACAATAGAGACTATGATGAATTCCCAACAATTACATTTTACGTTTATATCAAAACCCGAGCTAGGGCAACCAGCTTATTGGGTGGCGATTACACGTGACATTAGTAATTGTACTCTGGGGGATTATAGAACCTGATTGTAGTTTAACCAAATTCTATAAAACCCCAGGACTAACACCCTGGGGTTTTTGTTTTTATAAAGGAATAAATGACAAACGAACAAGAAATACTGTCGTTTCAAAAAAAGTTAGAAGAGCGTAATTTTATTTTTAACGATCAGTTACTTGATCAATTATTTAAAGCTAAAATGGAACGTTTGCGTAAGCAAGCAGAAAGAAACTTTGAATTACGCCGTCTAACTAAACGACGTTAATAAAGTGTAAGCGGAACGAGACCGCGGCCACACTCAAAAAGGCTAAATGGGCGGAGCCCCTGATGAAACTGCTGGCGGTAACAGCTAAGTAAAACGGGAATGATTGAACAGATTAGAAGAGCATTAAGGGCCTTGTAACCCCAGCTGCCTTGACAGCGGCCACTGCTATCACCGTAGCAACTAGTCTGTTCAATCATACACTTTTGCAAAAGAGTGTGCTGAATGGTAGGCAGCATTGGTATGCGGCGGAGACTTTGCATAAATAAAACATATTAAGGAATTCATATGCCAATATGTTTGTGTGTAATTTGTAAAAAAGAAACAACAGATAAAGGAATTAATACGCACTGGATTAGGACGCACAATGGAGTTTCATTTACTAAAGTAGAACAAGTTTTTTGTTCTATTTGTAACAAAGAATTTTCTTCAAAACAAGCTTTAGTTGGACATATAAGTAGAAGCCACACTAATAAACAAAAGCAAGCAGAATATGGTGCAAAAGGAACTCCAAAACGAATTGAACTTGGAACTATTGGAGTTGGTTTATTCAAACACTCTGAAGAAACTAAAGAGCATTTATCTATAATGGCAAGCACTAGATTAGCAAAGCATTCTAAATATACTAAAAATATTGAGTATAAACCAGGAATAATTTTAGAATCAAGCTATGAAGTTGCTGTAGCAGAAATCTTAGATAGATTAGGAATTGAGTGGATTAAAGTTCGTACTGGCTTTATTTGGGACGACAATGGAAAGAAACGAAGGTACATTCCTGATTTCTATCTTCCTCAACAAAACATATATTTAGACCCAAAAAATGATTATCTAATTTCAAAAGATAAAAGAAAAATAGAGTCGGCAATGCAGTTGAATAATATAAAAGTATTTGTGCTTGCAAAAGAACAAATTAATGAAAGATTCCTGCGGCAGCTCTCGGTAGAGCAGGCCGTCTTATAAGCGGTTTGGGTAGATAACCCCCAGGTCCAGGTTCGACTCCTGGCCGCAG